TGTTTACGTCGGGCTTTATTCCCTTTATTTTTTTATAAGTTAACTTTTCCCAATAATGTTTGCAAGTTCCCCCTGTAAAATTAGCACTTAATAAACCTCCTCCTTTAAATTTCCATATAGAATAAGGCATATTTGGCGTTGGATGCATACCAAACCCAGGATTAACATTCTTTTCGCCCATCAATTCAATATCCTCTCTTCTATAAATCTTATTCGCTCCCATCATTCTTTGGCAAAATTCTCTTTCAGGGTTTGCATTTCCTGCGTATCTATATCGATATAAATAAAACTCTGTATCGTATATTGATTTAGCGTTACTGTAAGCCGTTCCTGTACTTACTGAAAGTTGTATTTTATCCTCTTCATCATAATCAACCGCCTTAATGCTTTCTAATTCGTAACCCTCAATATCTTGACTTTCGCCAAGGTCTAAGAATAACTCTAAATCAGTCTTTTTTTTTTCGTCTGCGCTCATTTGTACAGGCGTTTGCGCCTCCGTAAGCGGTCTAAAATATAAATCTAAGCTAATATCATTCATTGATACTATTTCTTCAATAGCGTCAATTAAATGTTGTTGCTTAGGTTGGATAGTATACTTTACTAATTGCTCTCTTGATGTTTCTAACTCGTCAGCATTATTACCAAAACCCGTGTTATCTTTTATCCCGAATAAAATAGGACTAACAACCGCATGAGAAGTCATTATTTGTTGTCTGCTTTCAGCAGTTAGAAAATCCCATTGTTTGTGTTGTTGTTCGTTAACAGGAAAAGGTATGATAGTTATTTCAGCATCTTTACTGCCAAAGTTTAAAACAAACTTAGTAGCGTTTGGACTACCTGTTAATTTAGCTTTTATTTTTTTTTCGAACTCGTCTTTATCCTCAGGTGTTAATGTTTGACCATCGGGAACGTTTATAATATAACCTGCACTTAATCCGTTTTTAATAGAATTGATGCAAAAGTTTGCTATTTCCTCTTCCATTTCGCAATAAGGTAAACCTGCCAAATAATCAGGATTTGCGAAATAATTACAACCTGCTTGGTATGGCTTAATTACATAAACTTCTATTTCATCGTTTGAAGTTCCAAATACAGGAAACTCCTCGTATCCTAAAGTACGTTGTTTGCTCCAATCTTTACAATAAAAATAACTTTCGATTTCTCCATCCTCATTTTCAATAGATGGTATTAATAAGTTTTTAGGCAAATGATATATACCTGCTACCTTTTTACGGTCTTTAGTCTTTACAATTTGCATTGACGCTTCCCCGAATAATTGAAAATCTGAAACTATTTTCTTTAGTTCGCTTGGTTTTAAAAGAGTAATAAATTGCAACCATTGCTGAACTTTTAAGCTTGCATCTTTAGCCGATAACCCTCTACCATAAATCATGTTTGAGTACGACTTATTAATTACCGAGTTTGTAACGCTACCGTTATTTCTATCAATTACATACTGATAAAAACTATTGTCCTTACCATTCATAACCCATCCTTTAGCTTTTACTTCTTCTAATCTGGGTCTAACGTAGTTCGATAACTGTATTAATTTTATATCGCTCATATCGTGAAAACATCTTTTGTTATTTCGTACTGTTGTAGGTTACTGATTTGGTCTGTAATAAACAATTTGCCCCTATATAAAATATCATCACTACGAATTATTTTAATTTGAAAATTTGAGTTATTAATAAATGTTTCTGTAAAATCCAAATATACATAACCATCACTCACAACAGATGTTATAGTATATGTAGTTGTAATACTAGTTTCTTCATTGTATAACTCCATTTCTACATCATTACCATCGATTATATTAAATCTAGGTATAAATGTTATTTGGTGGTTTGTATCGTTTGGACTTAGTACTTTCATATTGATATAACGAAAAAACCCGTTAATTGTATCAAAAAACGGGTTTTAAAAAATGAAAGTGTAATTTAAAAATTAATCAACCAACGCTAAAAAAGCACTCGTTGTAGCACTATCTAAGAAAGGCGATAATGCGCTTTCGGTTGCAACTCCTGTAATGTTGTATCCGTTAAAATCAGCTTTCGCTCCTCCCGTTGTTGGTGATACTGTAAAGTCAATACCATCCGTAATACCTACTACTAAGTAATTACCCATACGGTCTTTAACTACTGCTTTCGGATAACCGTGTACTAAAAGTTTAAATTCTAAATTATCCTCTTTAGTTATTTTGTGTAATGCTAAAGTTAATGTTTGTGTATTAGGCGAAGTTCCTGTATTTCTATCACCAACCATCGATTCAACATAAGTATTACCATCACCAACTAAATCATATTGGAATACTACTGTTAAAAGCGGATTGATAGCAGTACAAACTCCATCTACTACCGTAAAAGGGTTTTCTACATCGTTGAATAAATATAATTTATTCATACCTGCAATCGCATCTTTACAACCCTTAACTCTATTTTGTGTTATAAGACAAGCCATATATTTATATAATTTTATTGAAAGGGAGAAACTAATCTCCCTTTGTTACTTGTTACTTGGTTATGCTATCGGTCTTGCCCAAACAATCTCAGCACCATTGTAGTACTGTACTCCTGCATTGTAAACCATTGTACCTCTAATCAAACCTGTCAATAATCCGATTTCATCCTCATCCTTCATAACTACTTCATTATGGTCAGCTAACAAGCCTGTACCAAAGATTAAGTTTTTAGGCTCAGCAATAACAATCGTGTTATCAGGTAAACCGTTAATTTCTACTAAATCGTATTTACCAAATTTAGGCGTAGAGTTTGCATCGCCTCCTAATCCGTTAGTAATTCCTTTTGAAATTAAGTAGAAAGAGTAGTCTTGATATACATCTGGAGAAACACCAACTTTCAAAGATTTACGTCTAATAGCTACAGGAACTGCATTTAAAGCTAATTTAAGCATAGCCTCTACATTACTTTCGGTTACTGCATCTAAATCAACGTCGATAACTTCCGCATCGGCTAACCATAATTTCAAATAACCATCAAACTCATTATCGTTTGTTGCGTCACCGTTCCAAATGTTGTCGTCTAACTCCTGAGCAGTTTGTGCTAATTTTTCAACTAAAACCGCATCCATAATATCTTTCGGCGCATTATCGTTGTGTGCGCTTGCACCCATTGATTCGTCTGACCATTGCGCTCTGAAATCTTCTTTACAAACTGAAAAGTCATCTTTAAATTTCTTAGGCTCTAAAACTTTCTCAGAAAGAGTAATTGCTCCTGCTGGTAAGAAACCACAAGTGTATTCTCTTTTGCCTCCTGTTAATTGAATTTTTCGTAAATTAAGTTTGAAATTTACGTTTTCAAAAGTAGTTAAAAACCCTTTTGCGATAGTGTCTGCTTCTTTAAAAGCTTGCCCTACGATTACGCCTGCTTCCTTGCCTGCGTAATTTGAAGTAACTGTTGTTGTAGTTGCCATTTATTATTTATCTTTTATTTATTAAACTGCCGTGAATGTAATTGCTCCTGCTGCTGCTCCGATTCCGTATGCGTAAAAGTTTGTACCATCTGAGTAAATTTCAATATAGTCACCTACTGTTTCAGCACTTGCTACGAATGAAATTGTGTTTTCGTTTGCGCCTGGTATCAATGCACTATTTACATCTGCGCTACCTTGAATAACGTTTGTAGCTGAAACTACAGTCCAATTGGTTGTAGCAAATGCACTACCTACTGTAAACTTTGTTTTAAATCCTTTTTTTGCTACTGCTGGTAATGAAATAACTGCACCTGCACTAGCTGATAAAGTAAATTCTTTACCACTATCGAACTGTGTTAAAGTTCTTGCTCCTGTAATAGTTTCAACTACTACTTCTTTGTCTGAATATACTGTTGACATTTTTTAGTTTTTTACGTTATTAATTGCGTTTTGTAATCTTTCTCTTGAATTTAAAGGTGCGCTTTGTTCAGGCGAACTTTTAATTGGTTTACGTGATGGCTGATTTGATAATTCTAAAACCTTTGCTTCAAAATTAGTTTTTAATTCAGCTTTCAAAGTTTCCATTTCTTTTTTGTTATCCTCTGCATATTTAATCATAATTGATTTAATCGCATTTTCAATTGCTCTCGCTGTTGCATCCGTTTCAGTTGCAGTCATTTCAGCAGGTTTTGGCTCGGTTGCAGGCGCTTCCATTGTAGGCTCTGTAACTTCTTTTATAATACCCTCAAC